CGGCAGCCCGGGCGGCATCCCTGGCAGCCCGGGCGGCATACCAGGCGGCATCCCAGGCGGCATCCCTGGCAGCCCGGGCGGCGTCGAGTTCGGCCCGGGACGCGTCACCTACCGCGAACCGACGTGACACCTCGATCGCGGCGCGGGGCCGAGAATCTCCCGGATACTTGGACTCGAAAATCAAAAGAACCCGGGCCGCACAGTCGCAAGCGAACAATCTTGCAGTCCGATCGTTCCAGGTGGCCAGCTTCCGGACTAACCTGGCTTCCGAAACTACTATCTTGTCGCCAGCATCTATCCGGTCGCCTCGCCACTCGGCTTCCCAGATCGAGGGGCCTAACCACTCGACCAACTGGAGCTCGCCTTCACATAAGTGGTAACCCCGTTCACAGGGCTCGATGCCATCAATTCGAGGCATCCAGCCGCCGCCAAGGTCCCACGTGCCCGATCCACCATGGCAAGGTGTGCCATCGTGGTTCAAAACTTTGTATATGGCCATCAGGGGGCCCCCTCAAATATAATCTTGCCTTCTGCAATACCGATCAGGATCTCGCCATAATGGGTGATTCTGACCTCCGCAAAGTTCACGGGTGCGACTGCCCCCATATCAGAGAGGCGGCGCAACTTCTCCACCAGATCATCGATCGAATCCAATTCAAGATACTTCCTGAGATCGGCATACGATGGTTGATTCAAGTTCTTTACCATCTTGAGGGTTCGAAGTAGACCATACGTATGCAGATAATATATATCCGTATCCAGTATATTCTCTGCGAAATTCATCTTCTCTCATCTCCTCTGGGGGCTCACTGGCCCCCTTCGATCTCGTTCAGCCTGTGGCAGAGCTTCGAATCCAGCGACTCGATCTCGTCGTCCTCGAACTGGAAGTAAGGCATCGCCTGGAGGATCGCCTTCGATCTCCTCACGATGACCTCGACGAGTTCTTCCTCAGTACCCATCTTCCCCTCGATCTTTCCTATTTCTCTGATCGCCATCTGCGAGATCTCGCAGATCTTCATCATCGCATCCAGGGTTTCTGTCGTGGTTGGTATCATGTTTTTGCACCTCTCGGGGCTTCGCGCCCTACAATACCTACTAGTACCTATGAGTATATATACTTTTCGGTTGAAATACCTATTCGAAACAGAAGAGAGGTGCTGGCGGCCCCGGTTGGCATCTCCGAGACCGCCTAAGGAGGGATCTCATGGCCCTACATCATTGTGAATTTGGGCGGGGGCACGATCCCCCGCCGCCGGATCGCATCGCGGGCGAATCTCTACCAGAGCAATGGAAGGGGTGCAAGCCCACCGCCCGCGCCGCGATGTATGCCGCCAGGATCGCCTCGGCGGCGGCCCGCGATCGGCGCGACGGATGAAGGGGGTGTCCCGGCGAGTCTCTACCTAGCCGGGCCTTCGCGTGGAGGGAGTAGCTCCCCGTCGCGCCGATCGCGAGCCAAAGCACCTGATGGGATTCGAACCCAATGCTGAAGTCCTTCCATCTCGCAGGGGTATTTCAGCGATTCCAGACAGGTGCGTTTCGGCCCCGACTTCGTCGATTCGGGGCCAAGGTCTAAGGAGGGCCGGCCGGCTTGGCAACCCTCCAGCATATCCTAAGAGGCGCTATTACTATTTAAAGCTTGTGTAGATAAGCTTAAGTAGTAACAAGGTGTTTATAGCATTGATGACCGGAAAAGGTACAACCTTCAGGTTGCGACACCTTCAAGGAAAGAAGCTCACCCCCACTCAGGCCATTGAGGCGAAATGCTCCGATTGCATGTCTGATTATGGGGATGGAAGAGTGGACTGTGGCGTCCACAAATGCCCTCTATACCCCTGGATGCCGTATGGAAGCGCTCCTAGGGAGAAAAGCCTCAGAGGACGAAAGGTAGTATCGCCAGAAGAAGAAAACGACTTGACAGAAGGTTTAGAGGAGGACTGAAAAATGGCAATAGACGTAGCTTACGTCCGGGCCGCGATCCCTCCGGGGATCCCGGCGGCGGTGCGGCGCAGCATCGATTCCAGCCTCTACTGGCTGGATATCATGGAGGAGCGGGAGGAGGGCGATCCCCGCCAGATTCAGGCGACGCTCCATAGCATTCTGGCGACGATCGGGGTGTATCAGATCGCCGCCGAGACGGCCCGGAGGGTGAGGTAGATGCGACCCGCGCGGGAGGGCACCCGGTATTGCCCCGCGTGCGGCCGCGCCCTCGATGAGGAGGACCTCTATTGCATCTGCGAGTCCGAGGAGGACTACTCATGAGTATCGAGGAGCTGGATGCCGGGGTCTCGCGGCTCCGAGAGAGGATCGCCGCGCTGGAGGATGCGCTGCGACCGTTTGCAAGCATGGCGGATTTCTTCGGTCCCTGTGATGGGCCGAAGAAACTGATCCTGGTAGGGATATTCCGATACCAGGCGGACCAAGCCCGCGCCGCCCTGGAGGAGGCTCCGACGGAGGAACTATGAGATCTGTAGGACCGATCGAGGACCGGCTGGAGACGGCTCTCCGGTACGATGTCCTAAACGGCTCGCGGGATGAGAGGCTGATCCTCGCCTGTCAGATCGACGAGGCTATCGAGGAGTTGCGACGGTTGCGGCGGCTGGCTAGAGAGGGAGACGCGCCGAAGTCGCCTGCGGCTGGATACTGCGGGGTCCATAGGAGGCGACCATGACATCCCTCGCCGAAGTCCTGGATGCGATCGCCGAGATCGAGAGACTGGACGGATACGAAGGGCCGAAGATAGCTCGTCGCCTTCACCTAATCAGAATATCATGCCTCAACTTCGTGGCAGCCCGGAGTCCCCATCCTTTAGGGTGGGGAGGAGGGCGTACCTAATCCTCTGCCCCACCGACCGAAACATTTTTAAGGCTGAAAGTCAATATTGATCTGATGGTAGATCAGGTATTAACCGTTCGGTGCAAACTCGCCCCCTCGGATTCGCAGGTCGAATCTATCGAGGAGACATTGGTAGTTTTTGCCGACGCTTGCACCTGGATCAATCAGAACGTCGACCCGAAGGTTAAGGGCGGGATTAAGATGCAGTACTTGATCTACCAAGATGCAAGGGAGACGTTCGGACTATCTGCGAACTTAACTATTCAGGCTATAAGACGAGTAGCGTCGAACCGTAAAACTGCAGGCAAGAACAAAATCGAAGAGTTTCAGCCAACAAGTATCAGCTACGATCAGAGGATATTCCAGTACAGAGAAGCCGATGAGCAGGTTGGATTGACTCTTCTACACGGTAGGGAACGAATCCCCCTTAATATTGGGAATTACCAGCGGAACCTATTGAAAGGTCAGAAACCCACGTCGGCAACGCTGGTAAAGAAGAGATCGGGTTACTATATCGATATCCAAGTCAAATCCGAAGCTCCCGATACCATAGAGACCAATAAGGTGATCGGTGTCGATTTGGGTATAACTGATCTTGCTGTAACTTCAGAGGGAGAGACATATTCAGGATCCGAGATTAAGAAAGTAAGAGACCACTTCGCCCAACTGCGAACCGACCTCCAACGCAAAGCCTCGAAGGGCACAAGAAGTACCAGACGGAGATGTAGACAACTTCTGAAACGGCTGTCGGGTAAGGAGCAAAGGTTCCAGAGATGGGTTAACCATGGGATCAGCAAAAGTATAGTTCAGAGTGCCATTGAAACCGAGTCTGCGATCGCATTGGAAGATCTGTCAGGGATCAGGCAAACCTCCAATCGTCGTCGAATAAAATCACTGCACACGTGGGCGTTTTACCAGCTTAAGGAGTTTGTGAGCTACAAGGCTCTAGCTGCAGGTATCCCTGTGATACTGGTAGAACCTGCTTACACAAGCAAGACCTGTCATCAGTGCCACCACATCGGGGACAGGAACGGGAAGGTGTTTTCCTGTCATTCGTGTGGTTGGTGTGGGGACGCAGACTACAACGGGGCCAAAAATATTGCTGATCTCGGGGCTGTTGTAAACCAGCCCGGAGGTCCGGGGTTGTTCTGCTTAACTATGGCAGAAAAGATTCCAGGGCTACAGAAAGCCCCGTCCTTCAGGGCGGGGTAGTTTACTTTCTTGGGGCTCCTGGTGGAGTCGATACCGAAAAGATAGGGGGAACTATCCGGGCTGACCGGATAGTTGGATTATTTTAGAGCGTTAAGGATCGCCGCCGCCTTCTTTTTCCCGATGCCGGGGACTTCTAGGAGTTGCTCGTAAGTCCATTCCAGTCTATCGTCTGGCGTTGATCTGCCGTTCGTGATGACTCCAGCTTCCAGCACGGGGAGGATATCGGCGTCGATCATCGCCTTTGCCTTTTCGGCCCCTATCCCCGGGAGGCATCGGAGCATCGCCTCCTGGACAGATTCACATTTCGGGAGCCGCAAGGCCACGTCTCCGAGGAGGATGGCCCGGGCGTCATGAAGGACTTGGGCGATATTGTAGTCCAAGGCGATCTTTTCGTGGGTGCCTTTTGGGGCCCGATAATCCAGCGGCGACACCCCGAAGTCCACTTCGACCCCGGACGCTCGGAGGCTGGAGATGTCCCGCCTGATCTGGGCTTCGGCTTTCGCCCGCTCGCGGGGATTCTGCCAGCCGTTCGCCGTGACCTCCGGGAGAGCTCGCAGGACGTCCCCCAGAGACCCCAGGACGGCGATCCTCAGAGGATATGGACTATTACGTCTTTGCTCCGAGAGGTGGCCCTGAAGCGATCCTACGAAGTCCCGGGGGGTCTTCAGCTCGACACCGAGACGGCGAACCGGGCAATCCCCGACGATCTGTTTTGTGTGATCGACTTCGTACTCAAAGACCAGATCCACCTCGGCCTCGCCGTCTACCGAGTAGTCCCATCTACCAGGATCACGCTTATTTTGGCCTTCCAGCTCGTTTATGATCGCGGCGAACCGCCCGGGGGCGGTGCCGCGCTCGTTGGCTGAGATTCGGAGGGAGACGGTGGGTTCGGTCATCTTAGCCACCCCACCAGATCATACCGGATGGCTATAAAAATGATATCCTTGAAGTCTCGCCACGTCTCCGGGTCCAGCTCTTTCAAGCGGCCCAGAAGCTCACTCATCGATTCTGTCATGATCTCCCTATTAGGGATCGATAGATATATATACCTTCCCCCTAATTAGGATATATGAACCCTGAAGATACCTTCAGTGCGGAGGTCTACATGGGCCGGGTTACGATCCCCGCCAACATCCGCAAAAGGTTTGGGATAGAGAACGGGGACGAGGCAGTTCTAGTAGTCCTAAAGAAGGTGGAGAGATGACCATAGAAGAGACAGTCAAAAGTTTCATCGAGGACGTAAACGCCGAGTTCGGCTCGGACCTCGCCATAGACAGCCAGGGCGGGGATGGGGAGATATCGATCAACTGGCCCGGACACGGCCACATCTACGTAGACGCCAAAACCGGCGAGATCCTGGGGAAGACGAAGCTCCAGGGGGGACTGGTAGACAAGCTCCGGGGCGCTCTGGGGGGCAACGTCCCCGCCGTTCCGGGGCGAGGCGGCCAGATCCGACCCGCCAGCAAAGCCGCTCAATCCCTCCGAGAAATCCAGGACGAGGAAGCCATCGCCTTCGTCGTTGATAGAAAATCAGGGAAGAAGGCCCCCACCGCCGCCCTCATCTCCAGAGCGGCCAACGCCGAGGGCCTGAGCTTCGAGGTCATAGACTACGTCCACCGACGGGACTTCGTGAAGGTCTCCATCCGGGCATCCTCGCCAGATGGCCGACGAAATGACGCCGTGGTGAGCGTGTACAAGGACGAATACCTTGCCCCCTACGCCTGGGAGTTGGTGCAAAATAACTGCCAGTCGGCGGTGGAGGCGGTTGACCCGGAGACGGGGATGCCAGTCTTCCGAGAAGGGGCGACCATCCGAGTCCCGAAGAGCCGGGATGGTTCCAGGCTCTATGAGGAGGTTCCGGTCATCCTGTGGCTCGCCCAGAAGCTCGCCGCCCGGTGGCTATTCGCGCCCCGGAGCTGCGAGACGAAAGCCAAGGCCAGGGCAGCGAAACAACTTCTAAACACCGACTCCGCCCCCGTGAGCTGGCAAGAGCCCGAAGAGATCGCCGACGAGGAGATGGAGTCATCACTGGTAGAGGGCGAGGTGGTGAGCTGATATGTCTCTCGAAGAGATAGCCGAGGAGACGCCGCTCGTCTTCGCGGCATGGATGGCCGAGATGGGGGCGGAGACATGATCCGCCTCCTCCTTTTGGCCGCCCTCCTCGTCGCCGGGGGCGGGGCCGATATCCCCTGGGACAGGATCGAGGGCCTCGCCCCGGAGGAGGCGGTCGTCGTCCTCGGCCCCGTTCGGTTTTGTGGGGCCGGTCACGGCCGGTATCGATCACTTACAGATTGTCTCGGCTTATGATATCATAGTTTGTTCCAAGGGATATCTCAGTCCCAGTTACCTCGATGGTGTTATCTGTCACGTGTCCCGTAACTATCTGGGTAGCGTTGATTCCATTCACTGACAGTACAATGGTGTTCGAGTCCACGCGAATGAACTGTACCCCCCAGGATTGGTCACGGTATATATATATCCCATTGTTAAAATATTCAATGAAATTGTGGGATATATCCCATCTGCTAACCCCCGATACTGATATGTTTGCGTGAATGGCGTCTCCCCGTAATCCTTCTTCAGCATACCCGAAAAAAGTATTATCAGATATTGTAAGTATATATATGATACCCTGCCCGCGCAGAGTAGACATATTTATCCCATGCGTATAATTACCGCCGGGACCGATCCAGTTGTTTGTTATAGCAACTGGCCAGCAGTTGTCGATATGTATGCTCCCCTCGTAATCACCATCGAACATGCAGTTTTCGACCCGGAGATCGTTTACGCCTATCGCCACAAGCCCCTTCAAATTTCGGTTCGTTTTTACGCCATGTAGCGATATTGATGCTGTGTATAGTGGGCTTGTTTCTCGACTTTCGATATGGACTCCGGTTGCTAAATTCCAGAAATAACTATCTTTTATTTTTACTCCCATAGCGCCAAGTGGAGGGGTGTGCCCATCTGCATCCAGCAGAGTTAACCCGTTACCTTTCCTATCTATTCCAAAAAACGTACAATCGAATACCGTGCTAAATCTATACCCAGTGAGATTCATAAGTGATCCGGTTTGCGATAGTTCGCCGGTAGCGTCCACATCTGTTGACATCGAGACCAGATACAACTCTTTAAAGTTTGTTCCATGTGGCCCTTCCCAAGTGTTGTTCATAAAAATGCCGTCGTTTGTGTCTCCTGTTGTGATGATACACAGATTCTCCAGCACGTTGTTCGTAGGCCAATACCCAGCCCCGGCTTGGACGGTCGGATGGGTCGGATCTGTCCATTTTTCAAATGTAATTATATTTATCAGCGGATCGCAACTTCCATAGAAACCCGACTTGTGCTTAGAGATCCCCTTGATCGTTACGTCGTAATATAGATCTACTGTGGCCGGAAGCTCCAATAAATCATGAAGCACCATTACACCACCATATTCATCGTGCAGGGCATCGATAGCGGCTTGGACCACAACAGAATTATTCGTAGATATCGATACCGGCCAATAGTTTGATCGCTGCGCTACAGTGACGTTTCCGACCCAAGGCACATCATATTGATAAACATTGATTATCTTTCTTGGTCCCATCGACGTTATGATGTGATCCGATGTTATATTATCATCAAACGTCGTTGCGCCCTGGTAGCTCGTCGCTCCGGCCATCCCGATCATCAGGACCGCCGCCAGCATCATCATAATTTTGATCTTCATGATTTTATCGCCTCACTCATATTTTAGTTTGATTGTAAAACTGCCTTCCGTCGCCGCCCCTGGAGTCACGAAAGCCTTGATTATCGTCTCGGCTGCATAGAATTTCTGAGGTACTTTTGTGGCGGAGTTGGCAGATTGAGCCCCCACCTGAGTCGACGACATTAGTCCGGACTCATCACCCTCCGATCCTATTGTGACGGTCCCTGCATCGTAGGGCGTCGCGCTTGGAATTTTCCCTATCCAGGTCACAAAAGAGCCCGCCGGGACGGTGCATATCGTCACTTTCCCGTCGGCGGCATCGAAGGGAACCTCGGCCGTCGCCGCTCCACCCATCGGGGCGACCCCCTGGAAGAGGGGCCGATCGTCTCGATAGATGTAACTGTTGGTGGAATCGTCGGCATCCTTGATCACCGTTGCCCCCACCCGATGGTAGATCAGGCAGATCGGGACGGTATTAGCCACCAATGCCGGAGCCGTCGGAGATCCGGCCTCTGCGCCCGTCGAGATCGCCAGAGCCCCGGCGTCGGTGAGGTATACCCGATCTATCCGGGGGTTGGCAGTGGGGGCGACCATAGCCGCCGAATTGCCACCGGGGAAGCTCACTAGAGCCCCGTTGATGTAAGCCTGGAACCCCTCCACGTAGATGGTCATGTCCGGCGTGTCTTGCGCCCTGGGAGCCCCCTTCGCGACGGTATCATTCAGAAGAGAGGCGAGCCGGTTAAACAAATCGGCATCCAGGCTCGGCGCGTCGGGGGCGTACTTGTTGTTTTGGAAATCCCCGTATGCAGCGCGGGGATCTTTATAGCCGTATCTGGTGATGGTGGTCATGGGCTCGCCCTCAGATCAGATCTATGACTGCTCCACCTGAAGCTCGAAGGTGTCTCCGGTGTAGCCGCTCCCCCCCGCCGATATGACTCTCTTGATCCAGATGGCGACAGACTCATTTTGTGCGAGAGTCGGGAACGCCAGGACGTCGGCATGAATCGAGGAGTCGGGGGCGACGAAAGTGCATCCTGTGATGGGGGCGAGCTTCGCCTCTTTTGAGGCCCCGATGGTCCCGGCGTACGCCTTCGCCAGGGTGATGGTGAGCCCGTCGGCGGATACGGCGGATACTACTTTGGCATCGGAGTTAGAATCGTTCGTGCTGTTGAAGATCTTCTCCCCGGGCCGAACTTCCAGAGAAACGTCATTCGTTGCTAGAACCGTGGTCGAAGCCGCGAAGGTGAAGGTCCCGGATAGTGCCGCCGAGTCCTGCTCCTGGAGAGATTTTGAGCCGCCCTGGAGGATCGTAATCTCTGAGTTCGTCGCCGGGGTCTGCGATTCGATCCATGCCCGCGGGTTCGGCCAGTCTCCATCATTCTCGTTTCGGATGAAGACCTTGCGGTATTCGGTATCGCCCGCTACTCTTTCGGCGTTGCTCACATCGTCGAATACCGCGTTGCTTGCCCCTGACGTTATCTCGTTTCCAGTATCGATGGCTCCACCGTGAGCCCCGCCCTCAGTCCAGTTCACACACCGGTACCATTTTATGCCGTCTGCTGTAATTTCACCCATGTCAAAACCTCATTTCGGATAATATCTGCTTCTGAATGTTACGACCGGCGATACTTGCGATCCCGTCCTGCCGACGATCTTTGCTTTTCTCGTCTCACCCACCGGGATCTCTAGGAGAGCCTCGCCCTGGATATCCCGCTTCGATTCGAACTCTATTCCGGCGATCGTCATCGATGCCCCGGATGGAGACCGGAACCTCACATAGATATCCGTCTCAAGGGCCGTCCCGTTCAAGTAGAACACCGCCTTTTTTCCGGATGCAGCGGCGATCTCCTCAGCCGATACCGCCGTGCTCCAGCTCGTCCCGTTCGTCGAATACTCAATGACCGGCGACCCGGCCCCCACCGTGATCGTGGCGGTGAGCTTGATTCCCTGACTAGCGATCTGAGGATGAGCCCCGTCGAAGTGGTAAAAAAAGGAGGAGCTCGCTGGAACCGTCACCACGCCGCCCGCCAGGGAGGGCGAGCCTGATCTCGTCGTGTCCCTCGTCCATCTCGTCGAAGAGCTGAAGTCGTCCGAATAGGTGAGCGTGATCTCCCTCTGGTTCCTGTCGACCGTCGCCACTTCATCGGAGAGGAGTTGATCGGCGATCTTGAGCGAAGCCTGGAGGACGTCGGCCGCATCGAGGATCTGGAGATAGATATCTGTCGGATAGCCGGATGCGTACTTTCCGGTGATGATCGCCGAATAGAGAGGGGCGTCGGCATCGCCTTCGTTCTCGAAGGTATCACTTTCGGCGGGAACCGTCACCTGTCCCGGCGTCCATGCGTAACCTTCGCCCTCGCCCGCCCAAGCCCACGGCTCCTCAAATTCGAGGGATATGTCGTACTCGTTCGCGATATCGAATCGCTTGATCGGCCAGGCGGGACGAATCAGGGTAGAGGCGACATGGTACATCTTCTGCGAGCTTCCGAGGAAAGCGGTATATCCTCCATCCAGGGCGATGCAAGCCGCCCGGAAGCGGGCCTCCGCATCCTCCGTCAGGAAGATCAGTTTCCCAGTCCACTTAAGCGGCTTGCGACCCCGGTCGAAAAATTCTAAGTCTCGGCTTCCGGCCTTTTCCCATTCTGTCCTTTCGGGCGTGTAGCCGGAGAAGGTCGAAAGGGGCGACTGTCGGAGATACGATGAGAACGCGAAGGTGTCAAGGTAGTAATAATTGAATGCAGCCGAGATTATATTATACGAATCGACTAAATATTTTCCGACCTCAATATCGAATAGATCCACCAGAGGGATCGACGCCACCTTGATATTGTAGAGATCGGCGAGCCCCGCCAATAGCTGAATCCGGATATCATAGAGATCTACCAGGGCCTTCGCCATCCGGATATCGTAGACGTCCACCACCGGGACGGCGGCGACTCGGATGTTGTAGAGGTCGGTGACGTTTTTGCTGAGGAGGATATCGTAGAGGTCCACCATCGCCCCGGCGACGTGGATATCTGATTCGTCCACCAGGGAGACGGCCCCGATCTCGATATTGTGAAGGTCTACCAGGGCCTTGAATACGGCTCTATCAATATTGTAGAGATCGACGAGGGAAAGGCCGACATGGATATCGTACGCGTCCACCACCGGGCGGTTGATCTTGATGGCGTATTCATCGGCGAGCTGGACGTAAGAAATGAGGACGTTGTAGAGGTCCACCAGCCCGATAGCGCCAATGCAGATCCTATGAACGTCCACCAGGGAGACCGGCCCGGCTTCGACGTTGTAGAGGTCCACCACGTCTTTCGTGAGCGGGCCCGCCCCCGGACACATCAGAGGCCCCGGCGCTTGTGTCGGCGAGGGCTGGTAGACTATCCCCATTTATCACTCCTCGAAGTTCTCGGCTTTGAACTCGGCGTATCTGGCGGCGAGTATCTCATCGTTCTCCATGCCCGTAAGCTCGCCCGCTTCGGCTTTCGTGACGTACTCCTCCACTTTCGACCTCGCCGCTCGGATCAGGTCGAGATCATATTCGAATCCGCCGATCTCGGCGTTGGCCTGGAGGATCATGAGAGCCGCCTCCTGGAGGAGGAACCGCTGATGATTTTCCGCCATCAGGTAGTTGATCTTATCTTCCAGAATTTTTATCTGGCTCCCGATCTCAGGAGGAGATGGTTTCCGTTGTCCCTTAGCTGCTTTTCCGGGTGGCATCAGATCCTTATCACGTCTTGCCCTTTTCATTCTTGATCATCTCCCTCATCACTTTTTTGTCCACCTCGTCCATTCCGGCCTCTGCGATGGCCGGATCCATTTTGGTGACGAGATCGGACTTTTCCCGGACCCGTTTCGATCGATACCTGATCCCATTAGCCTGTTCCTTCTCCGCCCTCGCCCGTTCCTTGATCCGGCGATAGACGTCCACCGGATCGCCGGGGGATTCGGTGAGATAGACTATTTCGTCCTCGCCGTTCACAGGTACATATACTGCTGTGGGCAGAAGCTTTAGCTTTGCCGGGCTCGTCTCGGTCTCCTCTGTCACCGCCACGTACTCATAGACGACACGATAGGGTATCGTCCTCTTCGTATCCGGGTCCTCCCTCTCGCCATGCTCCCAGATGATCTCGTCCTGGGGCCGTTCTGCCTTGTCATTCTCGGCCTCCCATAGCTTGAGCTGCTTCCGCCAATCGGCTACATGGATCGCCGTTGGCTTGATCCCCTGGAATATCTCAGTTTCCCATATCGACATACTAACTCCTTCCTCAAATATAATCTTCTTAATACTAATACTTTTCCTCAGATCGACGTGAGAACGACCTGAGCCGTCAGGCTCATCGAAAGCTCGCACCGGACATCCCCGGACCCCCCGTACTCGGAGATCTGAGCTTCGATCTCGTTAGCCCCGCCGATATTGATCAGGTCGGTCACATCGATCGCCCCCTCAGAATCGCCGATATAATAGTCCTCATAGGGTGATCCTGCGACTTCGACGCCGTTGGCGTAGATCCTGATGGTGAGGTACTTGAGGGAGCCGGTGGACTCTTCCGAGAGGAACTTGTCGACGTCGGCCGCCGTCAGGGGTTCAGTGTGGGTGGGGAGGTCGTGTGCGGGGTTGTCGGTGACTGAATGATTGCTGTGTCCAGCGTGGGTGGCGGTGGTCTGGCCGGAAACGTCGTGGGTGTGGTTGGGGGCCGATGCGATTGTGAAATAGCTGGTCATACCGGTGTTTCCAGTGCCGCTTGAATAAGTTAATCCACCGTGACTATGCGAAAACCCGCCTGCTGACCCCGTACCAATCGAATATAGATAGGTATGACTATGGAGCGGAGTTCCGCCGCTTCCGGTCGTCGATGCAGAATTGCTTATGCTATGCGAATGAGACGACAAGTTCGTCGTTTCAATGCCGTGTGAATGGCTTGGCCCGGCGTGAGTGTGATCTCGGTTACAGGTCGTGATCACCTGGTCGCCGAGATGAGCCGCGGAAGTTGTCCCTGCCACCGTGTGATAATGCCCGCCGCCGCTTCCGGCGTTTCCATGACTGGAAGATCCGCCGCTGCCTGTCCTCCCCGTGTGGCTATGGCTTCGGGTATCCACCCCGGACACGTCGGCCTTGTACCAGCCGATCGAAAACGAGAGGTAAATCCGAGTTGCAGCGGTGAAGCTGGTGTCGATCACGCCGTTCTCATCGGAAAAGTCTGGATTCCAGACGAGCGGGACCGAGTTGGTGACGTTCCCGGTATGGCTATCCGACCACATATTGAGATGCGACTGAGCGAAGCTGGATTGCTCCTGGAGGAGGGCGTTGGTGGCGGCGATCAGGTCCTCGGAGTCACGGGGCCGCTTCCCCGTCCATAACCTCATCAGACCGTCGCCTCGGATGTCGATCTTTTTCACTACTTCGACCTTTCGCCCGAAGCCCGCCCTCTTCACGTTCACATAATCGCCACATCGGAGAAGAGGGTCCTCCGGCCCTTCGATCTGATGGCAATCTTCGACCGCCCGCTCCCCGTAGATCTGGCTGAGAACCGAATCGAGAAAGGATTCGTAGAGGTATCCGTCCCGGACTACATCGAGAACGATATTCCCAGACGCCGCCATATCGAGGGTGGACGCCATCTCGATGGTCTTCCCATCGCCCGCCCCCACCCCGATCAAGCCGTGGACTTCGACGTCATCCGGGGCTATCCGGTCGATCCGGTATCGAGGCTCGACGAAAGAGAGAATCCCTTCGGTGGAAGTCCCGCGACCGAAGCTCGTTAGGCTGGCGTCCAGGTAGAGATACGGATCATCAACTTCCGCCCTCCACCGAACATAAGCACCTGTCGCCTTGATCAGCTTCTGGATGTACTCCCAGACAGACCGCCCGGTGGCGAGCCGGTAGGGGGCCGCGAAGGTCTCGGCGGAGATATCCGATATATCCCCCAACCTGACTTTTGGATCACACCAATCAGCCATAGAGACAAGCTCATATCGAGGATTCGAGGATCCCACAAGCCGAACGTAGAGATCCGAGGCGTCCCGCCAGTACTGCCCCGCCGTCAGAGATCCGGCCCCCGATCCGAGGGTTAGGGCCGTCGTGTCATGGTAGGGTATCGCCGATCCGAAGACCGATCCCGTCCCGCCCCCGGTGAGCTTATACGTCGATCCTGAATAGAGGGAGAACATGTTAGGAGGGAGGAGGGAGCGGGCCATCGCCAGGAGGCCAACATAATCTCCGGTGAGATCGTCCTCCAGCATCTCGCCCACCGTCGCGTCATCGTGGGTGTAAGTATAATAAAAAGTAAATCTTTTCTTTAGGAGCCATTCTTTCGAATAACATTCGATAAGTTGGGAGCCGTCGCCCTTCGTCTCGACGTCGGTGATGAGCCCCCGGAGGACGACCTCGCCTCCCTTCATCAGGTCGATGTCGCCGTATTTCTTGATCGGCGTGGCGGCGTTGACCTTGAAGCTCCCTTTGTTGGGGCGATCCCAGTCCGAGTAGGCCGTGATCTTCGGCGAGGGGTCGAATATCCGGGCTTCTCTGGCGACGTCGCCGGGGTTGGTGTAGAGGATCTTCCAGGTCATGCATAAGCTCCGGATCGGTTCTTCTCTCTATCGTAGTCTTCGATTGCGCCCCTGATGGCCCTGGCGATCTCTTCGGCGTTGCCGCCTCCGTTGACGCTGATATTGTAGGTGTTCCCGCCACCGCCCCCGATAATCTTCGTGATCTGGTCCAGGGGGATGATCGCCTCGGGCCGATTGTTCTCGGCGAGGTGGGCGATAGTCGGGCCGGTGACGATACCGCCTTCGGCGAGCTGAGGCAGCCATTCTGGTGTCCCCCATCCCGGTGAGGACGTGATCCCCGGTGAGAGGGATTCGAGATATCCGGTATCCCCGCCCCCCATGTACTCGGTCCCGGGACCATAGGCGCCGACGTAAACTGATGCCGAAATACCGTTCACCCATCCGAGGAACGAATCTACGGCATCATAGGCGGGCTGTGTTATGGCGTCAATCTGAGGAGCGGCCTCGGATTGATCGATATCGGTCTTGAGGTCTTCGACCGACTTCTCGGCGGCCTCGGTGTCGGCTTCCACCTTGTAGACCATCGAGAGCTGTTGAGCTTCTGGATGGAACGCGCCTCTCGCCCGCTCCTCTTCCAGGAAGGCGGCATAGCCTGAAGTCGGGCCGATGTAAGAACGATTGAAGAGCTGATCGGACATCTTCTCTTGGGCCATGCCGAAAGATGACATTGCCTCACACGCGCAATCGGCTTCGGCGGTATATTTGGCGAGGTTGTCGTCGGCTGCTTTTGTTGCATCATCTACCTTCTTATAGCCGTTCGCCAGCACGTCCAGGAGCTTGATCTGAGTCTCAAATGGCGCGTTGACCATGCCGCCGATGCTGCCAAACCGCCGCTCGACACCCTCCATAAACATCCTGGTTTCGTCGTCAAACCAGTCAGAATGAGTCTCCCACGACGTCTCAAGGGTATTCCAGAACGACGAATCGACCCGGAGCCCGTACTCTTCGGCGTCCTTCATCCAGCCGCTGGCGGCATCACCTAGATGCTTTCGGAACCAGACATCTTGATTGGCTACGTTCTCTCTGATCCATGTCTCGGCTTGAGCTTGCTCTTCGGGCGAGCCGTACCAGAGCATCTTGAATATTTCGTTGCTCTTTAGGGCGGAGGTGGCTCTCATAAACTCTTCGGAGAGACGCTCACCTATTCCACCGAAGCCTTCGACTACACCGTCGCCGGTTATCTCGCCGACTATTCGGCCAACCTCTTCCCAGTCTTCCGCCAGGATCGCATTTTTCAGAGCTTCCGATCCGGCATATCCTGCCTTCTCCAGTTCGGCAACGATACCTAGAAGAGTTTCCTGTTCCTGAACTTTGATTATGCTATCCTTCAGGGCGGCCCCCCACGACTCGCCCAGCTCTTCGAGCTTATACTCCTGGTATTTCCCAGAGTCCACTATGGAATCGGCGAGTTCCGCTCCGCTTTCGGCTACCCTTTCCCGAAGTCCGAGGAGATATGAATCTCCGTTCTCATACCCCATTTCTTCCAATACGGGTGAAAGAACTCCTAGCGCCCCGGTGATCTGAGCTTCGGTGGCATCTGGATCTAGTATAGTCTCCCACGCACGTTCCCATCCAGCTGCGCCTTCGGAGCGGAGATGATCTTCCAGATTGTAGAGTTCCAGGATAGTCAGGTCTTCGATCTCGCCCCAGTACTTCGCCGAATAATCTGCCCAGTGTTGGGGGGTACCCCAGACTTCATACGGGTCGATCTCCGGCTCAATTTTCATTTTTATCCGGATCGTCTCGGCCTCGCCCCTGAGCGTGATCGCTTCGGTCGTTTTCCCGACGGATTCCTGGTATGCCGCCATCATATCCAGATATTCGGGGCTGCCTTCCTTCGGGGCGGATATCCCCAGGCTCTCCATCATGCTCCAGGGGGTATCGATCCCGGCCATCAGGCCGCTGTAATCGACCGAGGCCACCGTCTTGATCTGTTTACCGTTGGCATATAATTTCAGTGTCGGGTTCTTCGATGTCCTATCCCACTGATATGTATATTGAACTCCGCCAGATTCGTACCCGGCGGCCCCCTCTTTACGGCGCGTGTCTGAGGAGAAGTACTGGTTGTAGAGACCAAGCGCACCCAGATCCGAAGTCGCCCCTAGAGCGTACATCGAAGCGATCTCGCGGGACATGCCCTTTTCTTTCACCAGCTTAGAAACGGTATCGGTGAACGACTCGCCGAAATCCTTTCCTACCTTCTCCCCGGCGCCTTTCCCATCGACGGATTCTAGACCGGCCTGGACGCCTTCGGCGACCTCCGGGGCCGCCGCCTCGCCCATCTCCTCTCCTAGCTTGGCCCCGTACTCGATGCCGAGCTTTTCGTCCAGCCAGCCAGTCAGCCGCCCGATAGCGCCTTTGGTTTCGGCTCCCTCGTCATCGACGCCACCGTAAAGCCACTTCCAGCCCTTCGCCCCCAGATCCATGAGTGCCTGAGTGATGCCGTTGATGTCCCCCATCATGTCGGTGAGAAACGGAAGAAGAACTGTCCCTATACTGGTAGCGGCAACAGATATCTTCCCCTTAAAAATTTCTATCTGAGCATTTAGAGTTTCCTGCGATTTGGCGTAGGCTTCGTTAAGGCTGGAAGCGTTTTCCCACGCACCCGCGCCCGTTGCCAGGGCCGCATTGAGGCCCTCGATTTCCTTTGTGACCGGGTCGACCTTACCAACCAGCATCCCCATCATCTGGCCGCCAGTGGCTCCAAACTTCTGAAGAGCCTGCCCCTGTTCATCGATGGGCAATTCTGATATGGCAACGGCAAGCTCCTGGATGGTTCCGATGGCGTCCTCTCGGATGGCTTCCTGGAATTCGGTTGTGGCCAGATCCAACATGGACGAGATGCCGCCCTTGTCATCCCTCATCATGTAATTGAGGGAATCTTTTAAGGACTCGCCTGACGTCTCGGCGGTCATGCCGAACGCCTGAAGCTGGCCGACGAGAGCCGCCCACGCTGATAGCTGGCTTGGATCGGGCTTCAGCATCGCCATCTGAGCCGATACCTTTTTCATGCCGGTGACGATCGACTCTTCGGACGTAGCCATCGAGTCGGCGAGATCGTTGATGGTGGAGCCCATTCTGTTGCCGAACTCAGTCCATGACATCTCAGCGGGCTTGACGACCGACCCGATTTTCCCAATGGAATCACTTGCAGCATCCGCAGACATCCCCCACGCCGACGACATTTTCAAAACGACATTAGTATAATCGGCGATCTCGGACGCATCTATCCCCATCCGCCCGGCCCCGGCCGCTGCCCCGGTTATGTCGGCCATCGACGCGCCAGTTTCGCCTCGGATGGCGAGAAGTTCTTTGGATAGAGTCGCGAATTCGCTTGCGGTGGTGTCGGTCACCTTTTGGACATCTACCATCAATGTCTGCCACTGTGCTGCAGACCTGACCGACCCAACAAACGCCGCCGATAACGCGCCGACTCCAGCGGTGGCTCCGGCTATCGCTATTGTCACTGGATTGATCGACGATGCCAGACCAGCAAACGCCGACGAGGCGGAAGCTCCGAATCCAGTAACTTGCGCCTTCGCCCCGGCGAGGCCCGTCGTCAATCCGCCGGTGTCGACCCCTATCTCAATGAACGCCGCGCCGAGTTTTTCCGAGACCATAGTTTAGGCTCCCAGCTCCCATAACGATAAGCTTAAATAGCAGTAGTGATATATGATATTGATGTGATCCGGGGAAAGGCAAAGAATTACATGGGCCGATATGAGGCGAGCCTGCGAAACTTCGCAAATCGCGTCAATGAAAAGCTCCCCGGCCGTTTCCACCTGGAATATGATAGTGTCGGTCCGAAGGGTGCATTGGGATACCGGCTCACTGATGAGGTGTAGGGATGGCGAAGTACACCGCCACCCTCACCGTAGCAATCTCTGCTGAGATTGCGGAGGAGATATACCAGGCCGCCCTCGAAGATGACGTCGGCCCGTCGGTGATGGGCCGAAAGCTCATCGAGGACGGGCTCGCCGTCCGGCATCTCCGAAGAGATCTCAGAGGAGTCGCCGAGAAGATATCACAGATGTACGTTATCAGCGCCCCCGAGGTCGCTGAAATGATCTGTGATCTAGCCAAAGACGGGTACTCTTCGGAGGAGATCGCCGAGCGGGTCAATGCAACGCTGAATGAGGAAAGGATGATATGACCTCCCCCTTCATCTTCGGCGTCCCGCCTAGAGCAATCGCCCGCGTCGTTCAATTCGAGAGTGACGTAATCCAGATATGTCATTACGTCGATCGGTCGGTTGATGACGTAATGGATCTGCTAATGGCTTTGCCCTATCCCAAGGATACCGTAGCCGGGTTTCTGCTCGAATCGCTCGCCGACGGCCTCGCCTTCGACGAGGCTCTATCGATTGTTAGAATCTCACCGCCGGAAGGATGGGATTATATGAGGCGGCTGGCGATGGAGCCGCGCTAATCCGGCACCGGATGACCGAGGCGACGCGCCTTAGCGATCGCCTTTTCCCTCAAGCTTTTTTCAGCCTTCACCCCCTCTCCTCCAGGGAAGAGGTCAGCGAAGGACTTCGGGTTTTTGCCGAATAGGTTTCCGACGCACCGGCTTATGTCCCATGCCAGGATCTGCTGGTTCCGGGCGTCGGCCTCCTGCTGCCGCCTATGGCGATAGAGGAGAGGGAGCAGATCGTTTAGACAGTATCCGGCGGCTTCGTCGGGCCGGAGCCCGATCTCAAGGTAGGCGATCCGAGACCGCCAGAGAGGATTTTGGTTTTTGCCTCCAGCCTCTTCATCAGATCCTCGATCTGATCCACCGTCTCGGCCTCCCTCTCCATCGCCCGGAGCTCGTCGGAGGTAGTCCAACTCTGCCTCATTGAGGCAGCATGAGAAGGGTCCTCCATCAGGGAATATGATTCGAGGATGTCCCTGGTGAGGTCGAGTCGTGATCCTTCATATTTTGCCAGGGCCTCGTCCACCTCATCCCCCCGGAGCCCCGTTGCCGCCTCGATCGCCAGCCGAGATATCGGGGCAAGCGTGACGTACTGGGCCAAGATGAGTTGAGCTGGGAGGTATTTTTTTGAGATACCCGCCTCCGAAAGCCACTTGTTAGCCTCGGCCTCGAATCGTTCCACCCGCTGGAACGGCCAGGAAAGCTCGACCGGCTCGCCCATCTTTACGGTTATGCTTCTCAGTCCTTTTGCTTTACTCATATTATTTTCTCCCTCGTTTCTGGGGGGTCTTAAGTATCGCCCCCCTATCTGAAAGTCGCCCAGAACTTAAAATAACAATTCTGGATAATAATGTAATGCAAAGAGTTGAGGGAGCCCCTCATGCGAATTGCCTCATCAATTCGCCGTCATCGGGGATCTCCCTATGGCGTCTCTACCACGTGCCGGAGCGGGAAGTTATGGCCGCTCACCTTCAAGGTGGCTTTCGCCGGGTTGGATGGATCGCCCGCCCCGGTCACAGAATCGACGTAGCCGAATCCCAGGTACATCAGGCCATTATCATAATCCCGATAGAACGCGAAGACCTGCTTAACCCCTTTCATCCCGGCGAAGTCCAGCTCGGCAGCTCCACCGGCGAGAGTATAGGGTCCCGAATCGGCGACGACGCCCGCGCCCGTCTCCCCGGCAGCCCGCATCGCATAGACTCCCAGGGCCTGAACGTCGGCATTGGCGTTGATCGCGGCTATGACCTCGTCGGCGGTGGATATCGGAGATCCTAGATCGGTATCAAGATCGACGGTTATAGCGTTGGCGACGACGGTTACAGCAAGGGCCTCGGCGTCGTTATCCTGGAAGTCGATGGTGATGTTGTTCCCAGCCGTCCCGCCCGTTCGGTGGAGGACTCTGATATGGCTGTTGGCCGCCCCCCCTGAAGTCGTGATCTCGGCGCATTTGGAGGCGACGAAAGCCTCGATGGTGGCGTTCCAATCATCCAGACCGGGGAACCGTTCGCGGGCCTCTTTCCCGAAGTCGGTTACTTCGTGCATCTCGGTCTTGTCTTCGAAGTCGGCATTGGTAGCCCCGAAGATCTCCGAGGCGACCATGTACTTTCCGGTATGGCATCGGACGAGATCGCCTTCATCGAGACCCGAAGCTACGTAGATGTAGCCAGATGGATACCAGATGGCGTCAGGCGTCAGTGTCGCCCACTCGCCCTCCCCCTCGTTCTGGAACTGGAATACTGGAACGGTGGAGTCGTTCATCATCCTCTTGGATGCGTCAGTGATTCTCCAGACGGTATACCGGGGATAGCCCCCCCACTTTGAATCGGAGAAATCCACCTCCTCCATAGCCTCGTCGCTATAGTCCTGATCAGCGCCCGAGCCCCTGTAGACTCGGACATAAGATCCCGGTGTCGGGCTCAGGGCCATATCTCATCGCCTCACGTTTCGGTGATCCCGCCACTGACTGCGAATGTTACGTCCATCTTCTGCACGTCGCCGGGACCGCCGGGCCTCTTGATCGATTCGACGTAGGCGGAGAAGCTGAAGGTCCGAGTCCCCTTCACAACGCTATAAGCCAGAAGCGTATGCGCTGGTTTGGAAGCCCTGATCTTATCTTGCCCGGCGTCGTCGTCGTCCTCGATGAAGCTGGCGGTTACGGTCCCGTCATCCAGGCCCGGATACCTCGCCCTAGCGGTGTTCGTATCGCAGGTGATATCCTGCATCTCTATCTTGTCGTCCACATCACAAGAGACGCATCCGAGCGCAACGGAGGAGTCTACCGTGAAGGTCAGAGTCGCCAATCCGTCTGGTGCTAATACCATTTTTCAATCACCTCATTTATGCAGCGGATGACTCTAAAATCGATCATGAATACGTGCCGCCCGTTCTCGTCCACATAATGATCGGGGTGGCGGCCCTCCCAGATCATCGCCACTGAATGACCGAACGCCGTCATCTTGTGGAGCGCGTCCCGGATCGCCAGGGCGTCGGTTTGGGCCGTCTCCAGGGACGCCCGCCTCACCTGGATCTGGACGCGTGGCTTCTCGATATCGCCCCCGGAGACGATGTAGCCAGATCCCCCGGCCGGAAAGATGGCAATCTGTGAGGCGCTGGACTCGTCGAAGCCGTATGCCCGGATGTTGGTATATCCGGCGGCGGCGAGGGCGTCGGCTACGTCTTTGACGACCGGATTCATACTACTTTTTCACCTCATCCATCAATTCCTCAATCGCTTCCAACCAGCGATGATGATATACATCCAGCCATAATTTCAACGTAATAAGCAACGTTGCCATCAGCAAGCAAAAAATACCGGCACATGACCCGTAGAGAATCGCAATATCTCTCGCCGGATCATCGCCGATCATCTCGTATGCAAGGCCGCCGGTTGAGGGTTGTGTTCATCTCGGAAACGTCTTTGCCGATTCGTTCCGCCCGCTGGTCGTGATCGTCAAACTTCTTTTCGGTATCGCACTTGTAGTCTTTGAGGGCCTGGACGATATCGTTCATTTTCGACAGTATGTTATCCTGAAACCTCTGGTTTTGGGCGATGATCATCTTCAGAGCCCAGATGAAGGCTCCGATCAGGGAGAAGACGAGGACGGCGATCAGGACGAGATTGAAGTCTCCCCCCGTCGCTTCCAGGAGGGCGTCCTCCCCCACCATCTATCCCCCTCCTCGGATCTTCTCCGCCAGCGCCGGAGCATGACCGGCGAAGTAGAATCCGATGACCATCCCAAACATCTCGGGCGGGATGACTCCAGGGCGAAGGACATATCCGAGCGTGATCGCCGCAGCCAGGATGAACCGCTTCGATATCAGCTCCTTTTCTACATAGTCTCCGGCTGGCACTATTTCATCCCCATCAACTCGTCATATGCCGCCTTCACGTCGGGGCGGGCCATCTGATCCTGATAATCCGTACATAGGCATTCGAGGGCTACGTGAGCCTTCCAGCCATCGACCCTCGTCTTGCGGGTGGCCGGATCCTCGATCTGCTGCGCCATCTCGATATCGCGCCGATGCTGGCGGATTTCGGCGAGGAGATCCATCTCACTCCTCCCCTGTCGGCTCAGTCAGGGCATACTCGTATAGCCCCGCGGCCTTGAGCCGGTCGGCCATGGCATCCACCGGATCCACCCGGTGACCCATGCCCTTCGTCCAGCTGATCCACTCGGCCCGCCTCATACCCCGCGAGGTCCCCGGGACGGGCCCGCACTGGGGGGAGGCCATGTAGCGGAGGCCAGAGTGGCGGCCACCTGTGAATCCTGCGGGCGTGAAGATCGCGCCCTCGTCGTCGGTGCATCCCAACTTTTTCGTCGGGGCCATGGAGCAGCCTTCGAGCTCCTCCAGCATCCCGCCGCCGCAGCCCCCCTGATCGCAGGAAGTGAGGCCCGTCGTCGGACAACATCCTATCTTTTCTTTTGCCATTCTCAGACCTCCTCAATCAGCAGTTCGGGCGGGATCTTGTCCGAAGTCGCAGACGAGTTCACGTCGAAGCTGCCGACCATGTCCACCTCGGCGAGGTATGCTGGTTTTCCGCGGCAGCCTATCGTCTGGATGATCCTCTCCCGGTAGGTCCCGACTCCCTGGAGGGCATAGATCGAGACGTTCCCGGCCACCCGCGTCCTCGCGGCGATCGCCGATGCGCCGGATACCTGCGCTAGATGAGATAGCCCGAAATTCCCGATCATCCGGAAGCTCCCGCTTTCCCCGTCCATGTCCAGGCCCGCAAAGGCTCCAGAATCGGTCAGGATCTGGCCGTAGGCCATACTGGCGTTGCGGCCCCCGGCGGCCACCGTCTGGCCGCCGAGGCCGGACCGGATCTGGAAGTCCCCGTCCCCGGCGTAGTCGCCCCTGATCTCAATTCCTGTGGCCGGGGCGATCATGGCCGCCAGGATTGCCAGGATGATTATTTTAAGATTCATGTCTTCCTCAGATGTTTTTCGACGTACTTCGCCGCGTTCCCCGCAAGTTGCTCAACAGGATCCACGATGAAATGACTTTTTCCAACGGGATGATTCAGAGATGCGTCCTGATGCTGGCGGTAAATGTAGCTCTCCGCCGGACCGCCGCCGCCGAGGATGATAACGCCCCGCTCGTCGTCGCGTTCGGTTCCCAGGGAGTTTCGCATCGTTCCTTGATCGACCGGACACTGCCTCTTCATCTCGGATAGGACCTCTCCCTTCGCCCATTCTTCGACCCCATCCAACGCCGCCTCTTTCGCCCGCGCGATGACGGCTCCGGCGGCCCATTCGGTGATCCGGATACTCATAGCCTCACCTCATATTCTATGATCTGACCTCCGACGCCCGTCGGTGAGAGGACCGCCAGGACGGGGCGAGGATCCCCGCCGTTGTAGATCACGAAGTCGCCCGGCTGGACGGCTGACATGGTGCGGAGGAGGGCGGTGGAGGTGATCTCCTGGCCGCCGGCGGTTCTGATGAGCTTAATCTCTTCGGTATAGCGGCATTTCTGATTTTCATAATCGGTATACGTCGGCCCGTACAGGCCCGAGCCCGTCGCCTTCCGCCAGACGAAGGTTTGGTGCATGGGGGTTATGCTCATTTCTTCGCCACCAGAATCTCAGTGCACCGGCATCTCGGATGCAGAGTCGGCCCGTCGCCGCCGCCCTCAAATTGCCCATTGGGGAGTTCCGCCCTTTTCCCGGACATGGGACGGCATAGGGGGCATAGCCTTTCGTCCGGGGTGACGAGCCATTCGCGCTCCCAGTCGTCAGGGCTCAGGATGCCCCGCTTTACCGCCCCCCGGTTGGCTTCTCGATAACCCTCGTTAGCCGCCTTATGCCCTTCCGAAAGAGCGATCGTACTCGCCCTCCACCGGAGGAGCTTGTTGCGGTATCGGTCCACCGCCAGCTTGCGGGCCGATTCGTCCATGTCCAGCTTCTCAAGACCGGCCTCGAAGTTTCGGACGGCCTGGACGTGCTGGGGGATAAGCCCGACGTTCTGCTTGATGATCTTGATTTGTTCATTCGGCGAAAGTCCCTCCTGGAACCCTCGGAGGATCGTTTCTCGGATCCCGGCCTTCGTCCCGGCGTCGATGTACTTGATCTCGTCGCCGCAGAACTTTTCCAGCCAGGCGATTGCCTCTGGGGATTTGAGGTCGAAAGAGACGCCCATCCCCACAAGCTTCCCGATCTCTTCGAGCTGAGCCTCGCCGCCCTCCAGGAAGGCTGCCTCGATGAAAGGAGAGGGGTCGAATTTGGTCGCTGGGATATTCTTTCGGCCGTCGATCTCTACCTCCCTCTGCCACGCCAGGAAGGCCTCGGTGATCGTCCTCGCCCACTTGTCGCCGACGTCCTGGGTAGTGGTCATACTATCTCAACAGATCCAGCTATCCAGCCCTGGAGAAGTTGTCTCGCCTTCCTCGACTGGAGGACGCCCGCACCCGCCCCCGGAGCATAAGTTTCCGACGTCGTCGAATAGGTAGCGTGGGTGACGCCCTGCTGCTGGAGGGACCGCCTCACCTTCTGGTCTGGAGCGGCGACGCCTTCTAGTATCGCCAAGGCTTCGAGACAGCAGGCCGCTTCGACTTCGGCCGGAACCTCTGAATAGTCGGGGAGGGTTGAACTCTGGTAATATATTTCTGAGTCATCTGGACGAGTTCGGGCGGCTATATCAGGCCGCCGGGGGAACTCGCGGGCCTGGTCCGGATCGTACTTCCATCCTTTCAGCATCAGACAGTCGATGGAATCGGACGCCTCTTCCAGCGCCGCCTCCTTCTGCGCACTCGTCGCGGCGGTCCAGGCCGCTATATCGACGACGTGGGCCGTGAGCCAAACGTCGGCATCTGTTGCCGAAATGTAGGAAGTCATCCAAATCAGTCCTCAGTCTTCTTCTTTCGTACTCTCTTCACCTGCTCCGGCTCCGGGTCGGTGATGGGGGTGGGGGTGGGCTCGTCATCCGCCCCCTTTCTCGGATACCATGCCATGGGGTCACCTCTTCTTAACGACGAGCTTAGCGATCCCGGAGTTTATGAGGTCCGACGCCTCCCCAAACGAGATCACGTCCGAAGAGAGCTTCATCCGATCACCTTTGGCGTAGTCCTCGTCCCTCCACGCGAAGGGGCGGGTGAACTCCAGGTATCGCTCTTCGACCATCAGACCGCCTCGTAGACGTAGATCTTCACGTCATCCTCCCCGGTGAGGGTGCTATTGAGATCCACCAGACATTCAGCCACCGTCGGCCCTATCGTCACCGTCGGGAGGGTCGTTTCCATCACACCGCCGAGGAAAGTGAACATCACTGCGTCGGCGTCGGAGGGAATCGCGTCCAGGCCGAGCTTATCGCTGTAATCGATGGTGACTGAGGTGTTCGTGTCGGTCGTGAAGTTGGCCCACGTCAGGGCCTTGAAAGCCTGCGTCGTGGTCGTGGCGTTGGCGCTCGCGTTCCAGGCGATCGTCTCCGTGATCTCCTCGTCGTTGACGTTGGTTCCTGTCAGGAGGGCGTCTCCCGTCATCGAAGCGCCAGGGGTCAAGATCAGGCACCGAGCGGCGTCGATCGTTCCGGTCATATTGGCCGCGCTGATGTTCGTCCCGTCGGTCGTTATCGCCCCAGCGGTCTCATTTAGTACCTCGTCAGAGGTTGCGGCTGTCGGGGTCGTGATCGTCTGGACGTGCCACATAGGAGTCCCGCCGACGATAAGGTTGCCCTCGATGATCCCGTCTCCGGACAGATACAGCCCGTCTCCGACGAACCAGCCCGTCGTGGTGTAGTTATCGCTCCTCGGATACCATGAAGACTGAGAGGCGGCCGCCCCGATCAGGAGGGCCGCCGTTACGATGATTGCGACTAGTTCGCGTTTCATGTCGATCTCCTCACGTCGCGGGGGTGAGAGCTGCGAAGGGGAACCGGGTATCGTCGGTCTCGTTGACGAGGTTCTTGGGGTTCGGCAGAACCCATCCGAGCCGCATGGTGAGCCTCAACGCCACCATGTCGTTCTGGAAGAGATTGTAGACGAGCTCCCCGGAGTTGTTGTGGATGGACGCCTCGGTGGCTACCTTCCAAGTGATGTCTTGCCGGATGCCGTAGATAGCTTGGTTCCAGTCGCCCACGACGGCAAGAGCGGTCGTGTCGTCCCATGCCCCGTTGTTCGGGAACGTGATCGGAGCGCCGGCGAGCCTGTATCCGGTCGACTCCTTCATGTCGTTGAGGAAGAGGAACTGGCCGTTTGCGTCCCGAAGACCTCTGAGCCGTCCCATCATGGGGACGCCCGCCATCGCACCGTTGACGATGTACCCGTCCTGCTCTACCAGAGAATAAAGACCGTTGTTGGCTAGAAGGGCGTCAGCTAGATCGGTGAACGTCTTCCCGGACCCCACGTCATCCATGCTCACAGAGTTGGACTTTGCGATCGCCTGGGTCACGATCCCATCCGGCCAGGAGGCCGGGGCGATCGATCCAGCAGAATCGTAGAGGATCGACTGATCCACCAGAACGCCGAGAGCTTCGACGAGACGGGGCTTGACCATCCCCCACAGGTCGAAGTTCTGGGATGCCATGTCGGAGATCACGCTTTCGGGAACCGGGACGATGACGGCAATCTCCTCCATCGTCATGGTGACACCGGTCCAGTCCATCTTCGTGGTCTTTTTGGTGTTCCCGGCGGCGTATGCTCCGGCCACCTCATCGACGAAGTAGGCGCTGGGGAAGCTGTTGAGCATCGGGAGCCGCGTAACCTTCGAGGATACGGGAGGCAGGCCCCTCATCTTCTGGAGGCAGAAGCTCTGAGTCGGGATGGCTTCGATGATCTGTTTGCTGTACTCAGTCGGCAGGAGTTCCGCCGACCTTCCAATATAATTATCGTAGTCAGTCATAGGTAATTACCTCGTTATCGGCCCCCCCTGCCCGCTGCCTGGAGAACCATTCGATTGAATTCGTTGCCGGTCGGCGCCGATCCGCCTGGGGGCGTCGGCCCGCCCGCTTTGTTGAGACCTCTGGACTTCGCCCATTCTTTCGCATCTTCGGCGATCTCGTCCTCGGTCGTTCCCCTGAGCCGGTCCCAGTCGGCTTCGGGTATCCCGGCCTCCCGGCCGTATTTCGCCCTCCACTTTTCGAGGTCGCGTTCCAGCTTGACGGCGTCCAGCTCCCTCTCGGCGGCTTCGCGCCTCTCTCTTTCGATCTGAGCTTCGGACTTATCGGCGTCGGCCCGCTCTTTGGCGGCCTTGGTGAGTTTTATCGCCTCCTTGATCGAGACTCCGAACTCTTTTGCGAGTTCTTCCTCCCTCACCCTCCGATCCCTCGCCAGCCGATCCATTACTATCCGCTCGACTTCGGCTTTGGGTATCGTCTCGTCACCGGCCGCTGGCTTATTCTGGCCCCCAGCGTCAGGGCTTGCATCGTCTTGACTCATGGTAGTTTCCCCCGTCATTTACGGCGACGGTTGCCGTATGTGATTATGAGCCGGGCATGAACATTTCGCCCGCGTTCTGAGTTTGGAGCTTTTCGAGCGCGCCCTGAAGCGACGCGCCTTCGAGATGGTAGAGCATCCGGAGCGCTTGTTCGTCCCAGATGAGGCCCTGGGACTTGAGGAGCACCACATTAGCGACCGTCTCCTTGAAGTCCTCGGGGAGGCCGTCTTGCCATTGAATCCCGATCGATTCCAGCTTCTCGGCCCCGGTGGACCCCCGCGCGGCTTCAAATGCCGTGAACGTCTGGAGCTCGGCTCGAATGATGGGATCGACGACGAGCTTGAGCCGGTCCACCTTCTTCAAGGGGACGAAAAGCATCAATCGGAGAGCCGTCCCGGATATTTGGGCTCCGAGTTCAGCAGGCTCAAAACAAGCGGCGCAAGTCTCGGATATGATGTAGAGCTGCCGGATTAGGGCGTCAATTTCGGCGAACGCCCCGGAGAGCTGCCCGTCCCAGGTGACGTACCCGGGTGCGGCTTTGCCTTCCTCCACCGCGAAAGCCTTCCGCTTCCCGTCGAAAACCCAGGCCCCCGATTCGGTCTTTATGAACGCACCCGAATCCTCGTTAGCGTAGAACATCGGCTCGGAGTGGACGTCCAGGATCCGCCCTATCCGCGTCAAACGGGCTTCCATCCGCTTGACGATCGAATCCAGGTCTTTGTAATCGTCGATCAGTTTACCGCTTGAGGTATGTAGGTTCCGAACCTCAAATATTAGAGGTCGATCGACGCCCGTCTCTTCGATCGTCGGGGCCTCCCCCCCGCCCATGATATAGCCCGAAGCCGAGACGACGTACTCGCGGGTCTCGATTTGGCCGGGGCGGTGGATGCGAACGCGGAGCTTACGCTGCTGGATGTGATCGACGTATCCGAGATCTTCGAGCCAGGCGACGACGTGCTCTTTGGTTCGCCCGTATTCATCGACGACCCCGAAATATCGGCCGGGGTGGACGACCTGCAGCTTGACCATCCCATCCTCCATATAGCCCTCGATGAAACCATGCCCGAACCGCGACACGTCGATCTGGCGAGCGTGCTGGAGCTTCCAGTATTCGGTTCGGTCGATGAAGGCCGAAAGGTACTTCTGCTTTTTGGATTCGGGGTCTTCGTCTCCGATGGCGCGTGGGATCTCCCCGAAAAGGAAGTCGGCCCAGAGCGTCGATATTCGGCGATGTAGGTTGAGGATGAGAATGATTTTGTTGTACTCGGCCGTCTGGCTGGAGAAGAGGTCGAGAAGCGCCCGGAAGACTTTCGTGTGCTCCCCATCGAAAAGATGTTCGTTCTCTTCGTACCTCTGGAGCCGGTCCTTTTCCGATTCCGGTGGCCAGGGTTGGCCGACGGCGAGCGCGGCTTCAAGATCTCGAATCATATAATCCTCATCTGCCTAAGTTGTTTTGCGGCTTCCCTCGCAGCGTAGCGGTTGCCGTCGCATATATGATCAGGAGATCCCGATCCGCCTTTCATGTACATATCAATCCCCTGTTGTTGTTTTTTCTCATCCCAGAGCAGATCATTAAATCCCCAGATAGTCTTTTCGCATTTTTCGTAAACCTTGAGCTTCCCCGTAGCGAAGAGGGTCGATATGTCCTCCAGGCCGGGCATGATCGAGTTGTCGGCTGCCCGGACGTGTGAGATATGCTGATAAGGAGATTGCTTAAGTTCGCGGATGAATCCCGCCTCCTCCGGGGGTACCAGGATCTTCGCGGCGACGGGCGATCCGTTCCAGTAGCAAAGCCGGGCGATGTCCTCGATATATTCGGGGTTCGTCTTTTGCTTGCGCTGGATAACCGAATCCCAGTAGAACTCCCGGATGATATACCAGACCCCGCCCGACAAACCCCACAACGTCGCGGCGAAGGGGTTCGCGGTTCCGTAGTCGGAACCGACGAGGTACATGGTGAAGTGGTCCGGAAGAGTCGAGACGACGTAATCTGCATCTGGCGACGGATCGAAGAATTGGAAGACCCGGCCCTCGGCTGCGACCCAAAGACCCTCCACCCAGCGACGATACCAGATCGTCCCCGGCGCATACATCGATTTGATCCAAGCCTTGTACTCGTCGGAGAGATGGGGGTTGTCCTCCATCGTGAAATGGTAGAGCTTTGCCCGGATGCCCGGATCGTCGGCCCTCTCGACGATCTGACGGTGGAACCAGTGATTAGGGTTTTCGGGGTTCATCGTCATGATCGCTTTGGCCCCCGGGATTCGGAGACGGGACAAGGCCATCATGAAGAACGACTCCGGCCAGGTCGTCACCTCGTCGCCGTACCAGGCATAGAGGGTTTTGCCCCTGATCTTGGACTCTGATTTGGAGTCGTTGGCCCCGTAAATCCTGATCTTGCGATCGTAAAGGTAGACGATCCCCCGGCCCCGGTTCTCTGAATATTTCGATCCCAGGAACTCGGCGAGGGGGTCGAGGACGTTGGCCTCCAGGGTTCTCTCGGTCTTCCCGATCATCGCCAGGGGGTAATGTTTCGGGGTCCTTTCGACGAACGCCGCCCAGGCCTGTGCGCTGGTGACGGTCTTCCCCGACGAGACGGATCCCCAGAGGGCATACAGTTTATGATCGCCGTCCAGGAAGTCAAACGCCATCTGGCGGTGTTTTTGCATCGCGGGGTGATGGGGAAGCTTCCAGCCGGCGTAGCTCATCGAAAGCGGCTGCGATACTTCCGCGCTCGTCGTCATCGTCCCCGCCTATCTCATCTTTTCTGCGTTGCTCAAAAAGCCGCTCGGCAGCTGCGGATAGATCCGAAGCCCCTTTCGGAGTCGTGATACGCGGAACCATCGCCTTGATCTGAGAGAGAAATGTATCGCAGAGATTAACACGTTCATCCGGCCCGAAGGTTTCCAACTTAATCTTTAAGATGCTTTGCGCTTTTTGACTGGCAACGTCGCGATGGAAAGCCCTTTTCTTACTCGGCGTCTTGACTCCGCGAGATAATCCTTCCTTCTTCGCGATCTTGCTAATAGTTCCAGTTTTTCGCCCATCGCCTAATCGCTTTGCAGCGATCTCCTCGAAAGAGAGCCGTCCCTCTCGTAGATCCTCGATAATAGCGTTTCGGACTTCCGGAGGGAGAGGTGGCGGCATGTCATCAATTCACCCAAAAACTAGATAGCCGTGGCCCTATTGGCCCAGGGGATCAGGCCCCCGCCCTAGGACACGGCTCTAAGTATCTTCAACAAATCGAGATCAGATTGCCTCATCGGCGGTTGGAGCCGATCGTTCCAAATTTGGCAATCACATGCCGCAAAGCCCCGCGTGTCGTATCTGACAACCTCACCACATTTCTCGCAGCGAAATAATCCCAGGCCATCAACTACGATCTCTTTTCTCGTCCAAAGATCACAAGCCCGGACCCGTTCCGATCGCCATGACTGACCTGCCCTAGAGCTATGCTCATGAGCAATCCGTCCTCTGGGGTTCACTACCCATTACGATGCCGACATATTATAAATACTTTTGTATCCGAGAACGTTTAGAATCCATCTAAGTTACACCACCTGACGTGTTCCTGGATAGTTACTGGGGCAGGTGGTCCAGGTAAACCACGGTTCAGGTTGCAATCCCTAGCCCAACAACTAATTGTAGTATTTCTATTTATATCTTTCCTCTAAATGCCTCTGCTGGAGGCGGATGGCATGGCAACGGCGGCACAAGAGCACGCCGCCGCGTCGCCTCATCTCGGACTCGTCCACCGAGCGCATACACCCCCAGCAGTAGGCGATCATTCATGCCCCGGCCAATAGGCCACCGGCCTCCGGCCGCCGCGCCCGGGCTTCTTGATCCCGTGATGCTTGCCCCGCCAGTATTGGACCATCGTGGCATAGCACCCGTTGCCGACGATGTCGGCTATCTCCCGGTCGGTGAGGCCCTCGTCGACACGGGCTTGGACCCAAGCCTTGTCGGCGAGCTGGGGGTGGGGAGCTGGCCGGGCCGTCCTCATCCCCCCACCAGCCGGGGATATGCCCCCGAAGAGTACCGCCAATACCGGATTGCAGCGGCGGTCTTGTTCTTCTCGAATTGGTTCCAGTCGGATATCTGGCGCATGTAGCCGATATATCCCCGGTTGGTTCCCGGAATTCTCGGCATCACCACCACCTCACCAATGCCGAACTGATGAGGATCAGACCAGGCTCGACGCCCACCCGTGCCGCTAGGGGCACCACACGAGCCCGCCAGAAGCTTTCGTCGCCTTGCTCCATCCCAGCCCGGCCCCGGAGCATCCAAGCCCTCTGAAGGGCTGTAATCTCGTCCTCTGTGACGGGGCGGTTGGAGAAGTCCACTCGGCAGGCGTTGCCCTCACAGACGACAACCCCGAAGTCTGATAAGGTCATAAGAACCCCTTCAATGTATCGATCTGGCTTTCGAGTTCCGCTATCTCCTCATATTTGAGATGCTTGATTCGCTTGAGTCGCTCGATCGCCTCCTGTGGGGATTTCCACGTCTGAAAAGGCGTGGCCCCATTGAAGCTCAGCACCGCCTCGACGTACCCGGCCTCGAATCGGTCGCCATGCCACAAGACGCCGGGGTCGTGGTAGGCGTCGCCCGCCCGGAGGATCGGGGCCGATAGGCTGAAGATGCCATCGCACCGGAGCTCTGCCAGGACTGCCGGTTGCGTCATGTCTCGTTCCTCGAAATCGATACCGAGCCGCTCCAGGTGGGCCGCCAGCACGCGGCACCTGGGGCAATCTGGGGTTTTGTATATGACTACTTGCATATTTTCACCTCACAAAATCCATCGCTTCCCTCTTCTTTTGCCAGAGCCAGTCGGGGATCTCGATCGTACCGTTCTCAACCTTGATCTGGCTTTTAGGGAGCCAGTAACCGATTTTCTTCACGTCCATCCCGTCGGCTACATGGACGACCTCCAGCAGCAGCCCTTTCTCGGTCTCGGCTCCGATCCGGTGAGCCGTCGATACCCGGACACCCTCCAGGTTGATCGACGCCTTCTCAGTCAATTGGAATATCACCATAGTCTTTTTTCTCCTCACGCATCCAGCCACCAATGTTCTACGGGATCTATCATGGTTCAATCACCTACCCACTTTGCTTTTCCTCGGTTGATCAGTAGGCGGGCCTGCTTAAAAGGCAGTCCGGGGTTCACGCTTACCATGTCGCCCCGGCGAAGGGTCCAGACCTTCTCATCCAGGCCTACAAAGGCCGGGATGTCTTCGGTTATCATCATGATCTTCATCGCTTCTCCTCCGATGGCGGCCACCAGACGCCGCGTTTCTCCGTCCATCCTCCGGCGTCCAGTGCCTCCAGCATCTCCAGCTCGTCGATGTCGGGATAGTCCCTCGTCCGGATCGGCTCGCCCTTGCGAGCGTAGGTGGCGAGGAGCTGGTCCAGCGGAGGGAGTTCTCCCCCACCGACTGTCTCATTTTCGTTAGACTTGTGAGTTTGTGAGTGATGTGAGTCCATTTCCAGGTTTTTAGCTATAATTTCCTTCACGTAGCTAAAACCCAGATTTCGACTCACATAACTCACATTACTCACAGTCTCGATAGTTTCACCAAGTAGTTCGATGCCAATCCACTTAATAGAATGCCGGAAGTCAGATTTCATAACACCGGGCTCGCTCTCGATTTCTTGGTTGAACTTCCGCTTTCCTAGCGGGGTGTATCCGGCCTCTTCACAGAACTCTTCATAGGCGGAATATAATTCTTTTCCGAGTATATACGCATTTTTATCATATTTAACCCGCGACTGTATAAACGATCCTATAGAGTCATACTCCTCACGATACAATTTAGTCGCGTTCGTAACACCGGAAGGTAGCTCTAATTTACCAACTTCTAAGTACTTCTTTAGACCGTCTAACGCCCAGTTGAAGATGCCTGGAAGCTCTTTCAGAAGCTTATCTTCAAGGTCCGGGTCTTGCATCTCGGGGGGGATCGACACGGTAAATGGAATCATGCAGACGCGCCTCCATGCTCCCTTATTCCTCTCGGTTATCATCGGCTTGGTATTTGAGGCAAACCAGAGCTTCCCGACAGGATTGAACGTGAAGTACTCTTGATGGAGGAACCGCGCCGTGATCGGATCGCCCCCCGTCCATGCCTTGATGAGGGCCATCGCCAGCCTCTTCCCCTCCTCCGACTCCAGGGCCGTTACGAACCGCGCCCCGGCCAGAGCCGCCACGTCGTTCCTCACCGATTCGTTCCGCTGCACCAAAAAGGTGTTAAAATCAGTCTGGCGGGCATAGTCGCCCATCATATCCCGGATCACCGACAGGAAGACACTCTTCCCGTTGGCTCCGGCCCCATAGCAGAAAAAGAACATCTGCTCCGCCATCGATCCGGTGAGCGAATAGCCGACGGCCTGTTGGACGAAAGATATAAGCTCCCCGTCCGGATCCCCCGACGAGTCCCGAAATACGTCTTTTAGGAACGCATCCCATAGCGGCGCTTTCGCGTCGGGGTCGTAAACGACGCTGGCCGCTTTCGTGATGAAATGGCCCGGCTTCGGCTCTGTCACGACGCCACTCTGAAGGTCTAGCGTGACGTTCTGGCATGTAAATAGCCAGGGGTCCTGATCGAATAGTTCAATTGTAGAGGTTATGGGGTGCTTATTTTTGGCGATCTCCAACATCTCCCGATAACCGCCCATCCCATCGCACCGCCTCGCCCACTGAGATCTGATCTCTCTCTTTGCGGAGTCGTCGGCCTCCGACGCGAACCGGTAAAGCTCAACCACCACTTCCTCAGACCGCCGGAAGGCCCCCCCATTATCATCAGGATACCATATCGACCCGTTCCAGAGATACCATTTTCCGTCGGTATGGTTGAACCTCATCGAAGTACCGAAGAGCCTGATAAGCCTCTCGGCGTTGCCCCTGGGGGTTAACGGCTCGTCGCCGACGACGGCGATTTGCTGCGTCTTGTGCGCTTTCTTCGCCTTCGCATCTCGGCGGCAGTCCTCTTCGACGCAGTAAATGCCAGTCCCCGCCACGGCCTGAAGCTCTTTGCACGTCGGGCATGTCCGGGGGCTGTCGATCACCCGGTAAACTATCCCGATGATCTCCTTTTTCGACAGGGGCTTCTTGCATCGGTCGTTCCAGTCGAGGAACCGCTGGAGGTTCCCGGTCCCGCCGCCGATCTCATCCTCAAGCCACGACGCGAACGGCGTCTCGGCGGTTCCCTTGCCTTTGAAGAGCTGATCGATGATCCCCTTGAAATACAGGGCTATAAGCCGACATGATCGCCCCGTCTCTTCGATTGCCCCCTCTTCCCAGACGCCCTCGATGCAGGGGGGAAGGTAGGCCGAAAATCCTATCCATCGGTCGTCCTCGATGGCGGCCTTAATGGTATCGTCCGCCAGTACCAAGGCTTACTCCTCCAGACACTCAAAGACTATGGCTCCAAGGATACCCGATGAGATCTTAAACCACTCGCCAGCGGAATTATAAGCTCTGATTTTGGCGTGGATCTTGGCCTCCATCCGTTGCGCTTCGGCTTTCGTCTTGAACGGCTGCTGCAACATAAGCGATAGGCGATTATGGTTCCCAGTTTGAAGCTGATTGAGGCGTGTTATAGGGTTCCCAGATATCCCGACCTTATAGGCAGAGTCGCCCGATTTTATCACATAAAGATAACACCCCCCCTCCGAACTGGGCTCGGCCTCCTCCACACCAGACCACAGATTGGCCGGGCGGTTCTTTAAAGCCTTAACGCAGTCGGCGACGTCTCCCGACTCGATACTGCCTAATGCGCTCAATGGGAACCACATGTCCCTCGAACACGCGAATTTGTTATGCGCGACGTGAATTTTTTTACCTAATCCAGCAGCATATGCCAATTCGTATAGGGTGCCGTAGCAGTCGGGGGAATCGATTACTCCTATCACAAGGTCTGCCGTTTGAATGGCCTCTAAAGATCTCTTCATCACCGTGTCGAGGGTAGGTTCCGGACATCCATAGATCCACGGGCGTTGCGGGGCGGGATCGGTCATCCCTGCTCCTCCAACCACTCGATCATCGCCCGCCGCGCCTCCCTTTCGGGATCGGCGGCCCCGGCGATCCGTATCTCCGGGATGCCTATGCTGACCGTGAACTGCATCCCCTTCGGATGCTCGAAGAGCTCCGCCGCGCCGGTGATCTTCCCCTCGGCGGCGATCTTACCCTCCATCAGATCGAGGGCTTCTTTCAGCCCGGCGGCGTAATTCTGTTGGGCCACAAAATGATCGATAGGCATCGCCCCGTCCAGGTCTTTCATGGCCGCGTGGTATCGGTGGCGGATATCTGCATAAGCCACCCTCGCCAGCCGTCCACGCTCGGCCGCGTCGATCAGCCGCCGGACGATCTCATCATTATGCACCTGCCGCCCCTCGGCGGCGGAAGCCCGGCGGCGGATCTCCCCGATCCGGGCCCGCGTCTCCAGGGAGACCTCTATATACGGCGAGGATGGCATCAGGGGGCCTCCCCGAACAGATATCGTACCAGCCGTTCGGCTTGCCATTTGCGTTCGGCATCCCAGGCGGCATACCAGGCGGCATCCCAGGCGGCATCCCAGGCGGCATCCCAGGCGGCATACCAGGCGGCAGCCCGGGCGGCATACCAGGCGGCAGCCCGG